ATTAACTTTTATCATTATAAGGAAGATAAGGACAATAATACCTGGAGCATTGAATTTGATGCACTCTTTGATAATGGAAAGCTTAAGAGCATTAAGCTAACAAAAGCTGAGATTACAAGCACATCTGAAGAGAATGCAGCTAGGGAAAAAGAGTGGCAGGACCATGTAAATGCTTATGAAAATCATCCTTGGACCAAGACTAAGAAGATCTTGAATAAGATTACTTTTAATTACTGGACAAAGTTTTGGAGTAACTATGTTTCAAGAGCTCTTTATCAGGTAGCACAGAAGACGCAAAAGCTTCAGATGTGGGTTATTAGAACTTTGGCTTAATATGAATAAAGGTTATAATCCTTTGCTTGCCTGGCTTTGTATAATGGCTTTAGGTGGACTTATCTGGTATGGTTTGATTAAAGCTGTACTTTACCTTTTTCATTGACTAGTCCTTAGTTCTATTATAGAATAGGAACATGAGTAAGATTATAGCAATTGGAGATATCCATAATCATTGGGTTGAAGCAGAGGCTATTGCATCAAAGTACGATAGTACTCATACTATTGTGTTCGCTGGTGATTATTTTGATAACTTTGGAGATTCAGCTATTGAAGCTGATCAAACAGCTCGTTGGCTTAAGGAGTCATTGTCAAAGCCTAATCGAGTCCATTTGATGGGTAACCATGACATCAATTATGCACACTTTAACCTAAGGCCTGGCTCTAGTCTTGGTGATCAGATCTATACTTGTTCTGGATATTCACCAGCTAAGGATGATGCTATTAATAGGATCATGTCCAATGAAGATTGGGATAAGATTAAGTTTGCCCATAAGGAGAATGGTTTTTGGTTCTCGCATGCAGGCTTTCATCCTTTTTGGTTCTCTAGTCCTCCTTATGGAATGGATGATCAAATTATTGAGATTAAGCTCAAGAAGATTCAGAAATCTATTGAAGATAGAGAGTTTAGTAATGAATTAGCTGGAGCTGGAAAGTGTCGAGGAGGTATGAATAAAGTTGGAGGATTGCTTTGGCGAGATGCCATGAGAGAATCCTATACTGGTTCTTATTGGAATGATGAGTCTGGTATTAAGCAAGTAAGTGGTCACACACCAATGTACAAGGGTATTGATATTGAAGAGACTCTAAACAAGGGACTCTGTATTGATATTGATTGTGGATTATCCCAGGTGCTTGAAATCCTAGAAGATAGTACCTATAATATCATTGATACAGGACTTGAGAACTTTTACAGAGAATCTGAACGAAAGTTTGCTGAGGAACAAAAGAAAGCTAAAGAAGAACAGAGAAACAAATATCTTCTGAATAGTAGCTGGGGGGGCTTATGATGATATCTACAACAAATTAAACAAATCATGAAAAAAATAATTGTCCCAGAACAAAGAGAAGAAGCAAGTTATTTCTCTGATTTTTCAGGTCAGCCTTTTGGTGATTTGTATCATCCCCCAGTAACTCTAAAGCTTGAGTTTAATTATGGTTCAGAATATGATGGATCTGAAATTACTTTGCATTTGTCTGATAAAGACATTGTACCAATTTTAGATTTAATTAGCTTAAAGCTTAATCCAGATTTTAAAAAGAGTTTGGAAGAAGAGCTTATTGAAAATGATGAACAGTATTTCAATGCCATTGAGGCAAGAGATCCTATGGAGTGTGAGCATAGGATCTCTTGTAATAATTTACTTAAAAAGCTTTTAGGTCATGATAAGCTGGACTAAAAGGTTTCTTTATATTACTTGTGGTCAATCCTTAAGACAGAGATTTTATATTCATAGTTATGCTTATTTGCCTTATTTGATTCATAGGGTAATATGGAAAGGATACAGCTAATAGCTGCATTTGTGTACTCTACTGGATTCATAAGACGGTGAGGTGTAAATACTAATATGAAAAAATTAACTTTATTGTTTACGCTATTTTTAACTAGTTGTACAGTATACACTGAAAAACAATCAGAAGCTGTGAGTCAAAACGTTTATGCTGTTAACGATTCTTTAGGTAAGGCTCGGGTAGATCTTGCGTATTTTTACTCTAATGAGACAACAAAGTTTATTAAACCACCCAAACATCCTGTAAAAATAAGTTCGATTTATGAAGCAAAGGACGTAGCAAAGAATTCACCTGCTGGTGATAAAACTCGTGTTGTTATAGTTCCAGATGCATATAAGAGCGATAAAGTAGTTGTAGTAGGTTCGTCTGAGTATCAAACTTTATTGAAGGATAGGGAAACCAAGAAGATTCTTGAGCAAGACAACAAGAACAAGGAATTACAGCTTCAAGCTAATAATAAAGAGCTAACCAAGCAAAAAGAAATGCAGGATAAAATGGTTAAGGATTTGAACTACTATCAGAAGGAAGTATATAAACTTAGACTAAAATGCTTGTGGTTATCTATAGTTATTGTTAGTATGCTCGTTCTTATTGGTGGATATATCTATCTCAGGATGAACAAGTTATTCATGTTTTAGTAGAAAAACATATATCCATGATTAAATATATACATGGATAAATTTATACAAATAATTTCATCTGTAGTTAATTCCGCGTTTGATTGGATTAACCTGCACCCTAAAACTGCACTAGCTATCGCAATGTTTGCTGTTGGCTTTATTGTTGGAACTCTTTTTTAAGGGTTTTTTCTACCATTATGTGCTATCCCTATACACGTACGCGCTATCTCTCTGTCCTGATATATATTTATAGCCTTGCCCTAGGCTTTGGTCTTGCAAGAGCTATCCTTTATCATTTAGGATAAATATTATTGATGTGGCAGAATATTGTTAGTATAGGACAGACGGTTAGTGCTTTTCTCACAAACGGAAAAGCACCACCCAATACACCCACTTATTTGGAAAGACAGATGGAGGACACAAATCATCTATCTTCTAAAAAATTCTTTATTATTTTTAGCTCTTTGTTCATGCTAGCGTTTGTGTTCTATACGAGCGTTGGATTACTTTGGGTTATTCCTAGGGCTCCAGAAATTGTTTCAGCTTTCGTCACAATTTTCACAAAGATGATAGAAATCTTTGGTATTATTATTTCCGTTTACCTCGGTGCTCAGGGGTTAGTTGATATAAGATATAATAGTGCATCTAACGCAAGCACAGAAGGAATTTTAGAACAAAAAGAAGTTGATATTAATGAAACAATATTAACTAATAATACAAAAGAAAATGATTATCACATTTCGGAGGTTGAAATATGAAGAAGCCATCACCAAAAGCATTAGCATTAATTTTAGAATATGAAGTAGGAGGAGGAAAGGCCTATTACGAAAAATATTTAACCAAACCTGAATGGCCAGGCGGTGCAAGTGGATTTACTCTTGGTATTGGTGTTGATTGTGGATATTATTCCCCAGCGGAGCTTGAGAAGCTATTTCATTTCCTTCCAAAGGATCAACTCGAAATAGTTAAAGGTGCTTCTGGTAAAACAGGACAGGCTGGTAAGGCTTACACCCAACAACACAAGAATAGTGGAATAGTTGTTACCTGGGAACAAGCAATAGAGATGTTTGATGACCTTATCTGGTCAAAGTTTGCTCGACTTGCTGAAAAGGCATTTCCAGGTTTGGATCAACTTTGTGATGATGCTTATGGCGCTATTGTGTCTTTAGTATTCAATAGAGGATCAGCGATGTCTGGTGATAGTCGCTTAGAGATGAGAAATATTCGTGATCTTGTTCTTAAGAAAGACTACAGAGGAATAGCTAAAGAGCTGCGTAAAATGAAGAGAATTTGGCAAGGAAAAGGACTGGATGGACTACTTGAAAGACGAGAGGCAGAAGCAAAACTGGTCGAATCCTGTATATGAGTTCTATCTACGATACTTTCTTCGATTTTAATCAACCTTGCCCTGATAAGGTTTCTAATTGTCAGCAGCTTAGAAAACAATATAGTGACGAAATACAGACAGCTCGTAATGCTAATTGCAAATCATGTACAGAGACGAAGATAAGAGTTAAATATATGGAAATAATTTGGAATGCGTTTGTAACTTCTCTACGCTAAGATATGTGTCTAAAAGCTTTGTAGTATTTATAGAATTTAGATACGTGTTGTTTGGCAAACCTTCGTGCATCTACTTCATGTTCATTTCTAAAATAAGCATGTCTGTTATTATTCACATCTTCCGTGCTATACGCTAGCGCTGTATGACTTATTTTATAAATTCTGTTTTGCATCCAATGTCTAAACTCGTGAAGAAAATCGTCAAATAAAGCTAAATCTCTCTGTTTTTGTGATTTTGGCGGTGTGCTCGGTTTTACATTAGGTGTATCGCAGAGATGTATTTTATCTGTATAAAATATATACCCACTTTCATTTGCACCTACGTCAACTTGCAAAGTTAGCGTAATCTTACGGGTTATAGCACCGGGCTCAACTTCAGCAAAGATCATAGATATAGCAGCTCCCATAGCCTTTAAATCATAGTTATTATCATTAAACCATTTAACAGATTTTGGTGTTGGTTTAAGGGTAAAGATGTACATACTATGTTGAACTTTAGAATATTTACTATATAATATAACATATAATATGGAGAATACAATGGCAAATAATGATCTTATAGAAGTTATAACAGAACTTACGGTATCAGATATCAAAACACTAAACAATATTATCGAATCTTGTTTAGATAAAGATATTTTTGCGTCTGAGAGTGTTGAGATAGTAAAAGAGCTGCATATTAAGCTTTTAAATTTAGCTAAGTCTCTGGATAAGCAAGTATAGTAAGCTTCGGTCGGTAATACAATTAAATATATGTATGCCATCGGACTTAAATGTAGTTATTTCGATCTGTGAAGAATTTACTGACGTTATGCTCGTTGACCGTAAAAAGAATAGTATCATTGTCAATGTAAAAAAACAGTGGTTCAAAACATTAAATGATCGATTACTGTCAATGAGATGTGTTCTTGTACATAAATCGACCATTGATTCATGCTATACCTGTACATATACCCGAAAGGCTGGCATTGTATAGGTTTTAATCTATACTATTAGTATATGTTAGTTTTTGATGCGATTTCCCATACTTATAAAAACGAATTCACAGGTGAGTTTTACACTTCAGCTTCGACGCTTCTTGGAAAATTTAAAAAACCATTTGACGGTGATGTTATTGCTGAGCGTGTTGCAAAAAAAAGACGGTGTACTGTAGAGGAGGTTAAAGCGGAATGGAAAAAAGCTAATGATGATAGTAAGGTATATGGAACTGAGATACACGCGGTCATCGAGCGGTTTAATAAGTACAATACATACGACGTAGAGTATGTTGATATTATCCAGGCTTATATCGATCTTAACCTTATTAATAGTAAGTGCGATAATCTACTGATCGAGCAACAAGTTTACAATCACGAGTATAAAATAGCAGGTACCGCGGATATTATTCGTCTTGAGGATCGTGGTGGTTTCAGTGTTTTTGATTTGAAGACTAATAAAAAATTTAATCTCTATAGTCAATATGGTGATAGCTTACTATCACCGGTAGATCATTTATCGGCTTGTGAATATTCAAATTACGCGCTTCAACTATCGCTTTATGCCTATATGTATCAAGGTCTAACAGGCAGACGTGTTAATCAATTGGGAATTATATATTACGACAGAAACACTAACGCGTTTACACATTACCCAGTAAACTATATGAAACACGAAATCAAAGCAATTCTAAATACTCTATGAAGTTTATTGACATCATATTACAAACAAGTCAGATTAAAGAAGCAAAACTTTACGGGCCATCAAAAAAAGCTGCTGAAAGACCAGAAACAGGCATTACTATCCAAAACCCTTCTGCGTTTCATGTTATTAAAGATTGCGCGACGCTTGCAAATAAATATTTACCGCATTTTGTGTTTGGGCATTATGCAAATCCGTTTGAAGTTTTAAAAGGAAAGTTTGTTCGTGAAGATATTGTTGAGTTTGTATCAGAGGCAAATTCAGACATCGTCTCATTTCAACTGTTAACGTTAATTCTCGATAAAATGCGAAAATCTAAACCTTATACAGAGATTACGCCTGCAGTATCATCGACAATTAGCACTAATAACACAACAGATCCGTACGGCGACTATGAGTCGTTCGTACCATCTAATTCAATCTCAGAGCAAAAAGATACGGTATCACTGCTATGCGCAGCGTTTGATGTTAGGTAATAAATAATAATATGAAGCTTATTACGCCTCTTCTTAGAATACAGAACCAGTTAAGAGTTTTTCACTGGCAGACAACAAGCTACGCTCAACATAAGGCCTTTGGTAAGGCGTATGAAGAGCTTGATGAGTTGTTTGATACTTTTGTTGAGGTATTTACAGGTAAGTATGGTAGGTCAAAAGCTAGCTTACACTATACCATTGAACTTGATAATTTAGACGATAATTTTCTTAATGTTATTGATTCATATGTTGAATTCATGAAAGATTTAGATAATCAATTAGATATTAAAGATACAGACTTATTAAACATAAGAGATGAGATACTAGGTGTACTCAATCGACTCAAATACCTGCTTTCACTGAAATAACAATTTGCGTGATTAATTGTTTGGGTTATAACCAAATGTAAATGTGTTATCAGAAGCGTTAAAATAACCTGCTGCAGATCCTAGGGTGGTGTATGTTTCAAGATATGGGCTACCTTGTGGATTGCCAAACGTTATATCGTAAACATTTGATGCAGGCTTGTGTAGTGTGCATGTAATGTTTTGCACGGTATTATTGACGTAGCGGAAGCGAGTAGTAACAAGATAGAAGCAATCAGCTGTATCTTTGGCCATGTAAGTGAGTGTATAGTACCCCGTTTCATTGCTAAAGTTTAAAATTGGTTTTTCAATCTTTACGATATTAAGCTCAATATCTCTACCAAAGAGAGAAAATACACTTAGATCATCAAATGTTAATGCTTCTGTTGCTTTAAGAGGGTATATTTGACTTACCTGCTGGTCGTTGAGGTCTATTCTGTAAATAACAGGGTATATAGTTTTATAATTTGAAGCACTTAAACTGTCTATCAGAAGAGTTGTTTTACAAAAAGTAAGTATTTTATTTTTTTCATCAAACCAGACAGTTGAAAACTTTTCAAGCTCCGGTACCGCCCCACGAAGGAACGTTCTGTATTCTCTTACCGAGCCAGTAGGACGAGTTAGCTCAAAGTCGTAACGTATTTTATCAAATAACAAATAATTTTCTGTTTCAAACTGAACAGTGTCATAATATACATCAAAGTTAATAAGTTTTGTATTTATTTCAGTCTTAATGTCGTTAGAGTAGTTAACAAACACAGCACTTAATGCAGTAGATACTGGGCTTATGATAGTACTATTAGCATTTCTAAAATATAGATTACCGTATTGTATATTTCTTGTGTAATAAATAGGTAATTTTGCTGAAGCTGTCTCAAGAGCTGTTGCGTCAACGAGTGTATTTTTATTGTCGACTCGTATGTCCTTAAAATTAGAAGGCTCTGTATATGAATATGTATATACACCAAGATTGCATGGTTCAGCATCTAGTGAATCAACCCAAAAATCACCTCCATCATAATTACGTGCATTATTAAAAAATGGATCTATACTAAAATCCGCACGGTATGTGAAGTTTGCTACTTTATACGGAGCATTAGGTGCTGGTGCACCGTCAGCTAATTCATCATAGTAGAGTTGATTTGTGTCGGGGTTATATATCAAGCCGTTGTCGCTTGATATATCGGGAAGCTTACCATTACGGGGACCGACAAAGTATAACCCATCCTTAGTCTTGCAGGTATACGTTGTTACGTCGTAAGATTCAAATATATCACTATATTGATAGTTATTAGCGAAGTTATATGATATAAGTTTTACAGGTAATCCACCATCACTAAAGCTTCCGGGTGTTGATACGCTTGTTTTTAATATAATACCTGAAAAGGTATAGTCACCTCGAGTACCTATTGTATTGTAATCAAAATTATATCCTTGACCCCATAATGTGTCAAGAAAAGTATATCCGTCGAGTATATAATTTATGAATACTGGTGCAGTCGCGGTAAATGATAATAATTTTTTAGTGCTGTCTTTATATAGACCGTATTCATTACCGTAAATGTCGCTCTTGTATTGAACTAAAGTTTTATTTAACGGAAGCAGTGTTTGTTCACGAGATTCTATAGGGTATTGACTTATTAACGTTAGTGGATACACGTCAGGGTTATTCCATATAGTGTTCATATCTCCTGTAAAGAAGTCTTGTGAATCGATATAACGCGAAAGACCAAAATTTGTATAGTTAAGGGTTTGTTCTCTTGACTGATACGCTCTAAATGTTTGGAAATACGGGCTTGTTATAATATCGCCCGCTCTGTACTGATTTGAAAAATCTATTTTATTAAAATAATTTTCTTCAAAGAAAGAAAGAGGTGTTTGAAAGTCGAGCTTTGAATTTCCAGAAATATTACCGTACTTTGAAGGATCTGGAAAATAATATACTGTATTAGGTTGTAGATTATTTACATTTACATTTGCTGTAAAGTTAAAACTGGTATAATTTAATAATCCTATTTTATCGGGTTTAAAAAATAAGCCTATATCTCTTCCTGTCTTTAAAAACTCCTGACTCGGTACAGCAGCGATAGAAGGATAGCGTTTGTTTAAAATATTAGCAAATTCACTATCAGCAGTAAAGAGTTGACCTGATGTATATGTCGTCGTGGTGGATGAGGTAACAATATAATAAAAATCTGTTCCTATATATTTGGTTATTTCTTGTGAATTCGCGTTAATATTTAAAGAATTAACATTACCGTCATTTACTGTTGTAATAAAGTCACGGTCTTTGAGTAGGTTTAGCTGACTAGAATTTACTAAAGGGTCGATAGTAAAATTATTATCGAGCTCTACAAGATAGAATGGGTATGAGAGAATGGCCTTTAAAACACTTTGATTGAGATCTAAAAAGAGATACGGGTCAATATCGTTTTGATTCAATGAAAACGTATCATGCCTTAAATCACCTGTAGCATTATATGCTGATGCTGGAAGAGTTGGACTTAAATCATAGTAATCAGTGTAAGTATCGTATAGGTCTTCAACGTTAACAACAATATTGTTGCGTATATCCGATAGAGATAAGTTCAGCGTACTGAATAAATCAACGAGATCCTGTGCTTGCAAGGCCTTAGCTAAAGAAGTGTAGATTATATCCTCAATACCTGTATTAGATCCTTTAAGATTATAACTTATAGCTGCTGACTGCACCTCGTCTCTCAATCCACTATAATAGAGACATATATCTTTAATCTTTTTTGCAAAAAAAGGAACGGCGATTGCTAAATCTCTCTTGTTTGTAATATCAAGATTTTTTAAATAGCGTTTTTCGTCAGTTGTAGTATAGTTGACTACGATGTCGTTAATTAAATTCGTATAGTAATTTTGTATAACACCGGCAGACGCTTCGTGATTTATGTTTTTTGCTGCATACCAGTTGTTAAGATATGACTGGTATCTTCTAAGATAATTACTTGTTGTTGTAAAAAGCTCGGTATTATGTTTTAACCACTCTGTAAACGTCAAGGGTTGTAGCCTGTCTACAGAGTTTACCACAGGGGCGAGCGCTGTTATTGAATTATTCAGCCTCTCGTCTATAAATTGCAATGCGTCGGCCATATTAGTATTTAACTATAATTAGCTATTATAGGTTATATTTGCAGCGGAGGTAAAAAGTCGGAAACCCTTTGTCAATTCATAGCTAAGAATATTTTGCATAATGCCTTCGTCAGCGCTCCAGGTTGTATATGAACTGTTTTGTGGTGTTAGTGTTGTTAAATCACTGTCCCAGTCAATAATATTGTCGTAATACATATTATTAAAAACGGGATTATATGAATAAAACTCGTAATACACACTAATATCTATTCCGGTAATATTATCAGGTGCTATTAACCCCCATCCCCAATCAGGTGTATATGCTGACAGTGGAATTCCCGTTATAGAACCGCTTATTGTTATAAGATCCTCTATATCAGGTATATAGTTTGTATTAATAATCTTATATGTGTTTGAGAACAATTCTTTTGCAACAATAGGTATACCGTAAGGGCTTATTATTCCGGTTAAAATATCGATTTTAGAATTAAGATTAATGCCGTACTCGTCATTGGGAAATGTTGTGCCGCGGTTATCAAAATTTAACGCATATTTATTTTGTGTTCCCCAGAGAATTCGCTGTTTTATTGATAATAAATCTACAAGACGTTTTAATTGAGGAGGATACAAATAATTATATTCCTCGAAATCCAGAGTTAATTCATTGCAGAGTGAAAGCAATGCATCGACATTAACTTTATCAACGTCAGAGCGGTTATTAACAAAATTTGCTACTTTCTCATGAACCGTCTTACCGAGCTCATAGGGCTGTGCGCTTAGTCCACCGAGAATAACGCCTAAGAATTGATCAAAAAACACTTCTTTATCTAAAAGAGATTCTTGAAAGCGTAGAGAATTATAATACCCGGCGGCGTCCCAGCCCTCGTTAACTTTAGAAATGCTAAATTTACCAGAGCTTGGGTGTATGTTAAATATATTCGATGCCCCTGTAATGGTTCTTGTTGTGCTTGCTCTGGTAGCGTATTTGTTTATCCACTTATAGCCATTCCAGTCGCCTATTGCTTGAAACTCTTGCATACCATCGCTATACTGACCAGGCGGTATGCCGGGTAAGCCTGCTGCAGGATATTCAAGGTCTACGCTTGTTATATACTCAAAAAAATCACGAGGTGGTTTATCTCCATCAATTATATAAAGTTTTTTATCAAAATTATTAATAACCCAGATATAGTTTGACGTATCACACGTCAAACCTCCAATGCTGCAAATATAATTAGTTTTATTTGTACCACGACCGGCTATATAATCAGCTCTTTTATTAGTTATGCCGTCAATTTTAGTTATTGTTTCTTTATTATGCGCAACCCAGGCGTTTTGATGACCATCAACAGTAATATTACCTATTTGCTTAAAACCTGATAAAGGGAACCCGTCAATTAAATCACCGTTAGTGTTGAATTTATATAGATAGTCGTTAAAGGAGTCGAATGTAGATCCTTGATTGTTGTGATTAACAGCTGTTACCCAGACATTTTTATTTCTGTCAACACATATTTCATCTGGAGTTATACCGTCTGGAAATTGTACTTCAGTTATCGTTTCAGCAGCGGTAGTATAATTATTGTTACCACGGTATTTTATGAGATAATTGAAATTAGGGTGCGAATACGCAATCCAAACGTTATTTTCTACGTCTGTATCTATAGATGAGGGTAAAAATAAGTTTTCACCGGCGAATCCGTCTTGACTTATATAATCAGAACTTAGCGTATAGCTATAATTCGCTGCTGTTGGAGAGGCTGTAAATGTAACAGCACCTATGCTTGTATCAATTTTTATTGCTGTACCGCTCTCGAGAAGAGTAACCCATACATTTTCATCGCCATCAAGAGTGATGTTATTTGGCGCAGCTGCAGGAAGTATATTATTTGTTGCTGTGGATCTATAGTCAATAGATACAATTTGATTATTAAATAATGTAGGTGTTGCAGAAAGAGTATAATAGTCAGAAAGCAAGTTGCCGTACATATCGTATTTGACAATTTTATCATTAATAGCGTCAGCAAACCAAGTTTGATAATCGTTGTTACTCCCTTCCGTACCAGCGGGTGAAACAGCGATTGCGTAGATGTTTCTATTGTCATTAACCGAAAGAGTGGAATCATTATTAGCAAGGGTTATATATTTTGACCCATTCATACCGTTATAATATTCTTGTCTTAGAATTCTTAAAGCTGAATTATATTGAGGAATAGCTACCCAACCAACAAGCGCATCTTTTTGATAGTGAGCGGGCTCTAAAACAGTGACTGATGCAGTGAGTACGCAGTTTTCGGATGATTGTGTAGGTATAAAATAGCCCTTATAAAAAGCTCCAAGCGATTGTGGTGCTCCCGGTACAAAATCTTCATAATATGTAACTCCGTCAAGTGGTACGTATGTGTTTCCGCTTAGTGTTATAATAGATGTCTGTACATCATAGTATAAAGAAGGTTGAGATGCTGTGTTTTTTGTAATAGAAGAAGAAAGAGGTGGATAATTTTTTGTAGTAAATCCGTCTTTATCTTTAAATTTAATAACATAGGGTATCTCTGTGTCTTGCCAGCTAATACTAGGTATATTAAATTTCGTAGTAGATAGTGTTCCTTCTCCATCTATTCCTGTTGTAGTAATAGATAGCCGATCGGCAACATTATACCTTATTTTAACACTTGGAAAAACAGCCGGGTCAAGATTTTGTAATCCCTGTATTGGGTAATCAACATATTCAAACGTATTCATCTTTTGTGTATACGCATCGTTAAATTTTGAGCTATCTATTGTAGCAAAAAGAAATACAGGATTGCTTTCTGTCGTAAGATTTCCAGGTCTATCGTCGGTATACCAGACCTGACATGTCCCGGTTATACCAGCCAATACACTTCCTGAAGCAATCTGTGAGCATTGTTGGATTTGATTATTTTGTATATTAACGTAAATTTCCGTCTGTGTTGCTGTGAGACTCTCTATTTCAAGATATTCAATGTCACCGGTACTAGTAATGTTTTGTCTATAAAACCGACTAAGGGAACGCAGGTGATCCCATTTATCTGTTATATCTAAAGGTGTATAATTATAATCTCCTCTCGCGCCTGATGCGTATAAATTAATAGTATAGCCGGTGGCGCTTAGGGCAGAATAGTTTTGCCAGCTACTATATACGTCAATATATAAAGGGTCAAGCAATCTACCTGCTGGCACGTCGTATATGAGCCCCTTATAGTCACGGAAAGATATTTGCGAGGAGATATAGTCGTATACCTGAATGGTTCTAGTATAAAGACTATCATATGCGTTACCGTAATTGTCGTAAACAGTTAACGTCACAGTGTATTGACCTGGCCATTTATAAACGTGTTTCGGTCTTAAGTCGGTTGAAAAAGAACCATCGCCGAAATCCCAACGTATATTTTTATTCGATATGCTATAAATTGAGTTCGCTGAAAGAAGCGAGGATGTAGTAAAATCCGGTACAAATTGTAAGGGTGTGTTTTCTAGTGTAAATGCAGATAATGTATTCGTACCAGTAAAATCTAGTACGTCAAAATAAACATATGTATTGTTAACATTGTATGACATTAGTACTCTCTAGTCAGTGTTTGTATGGAAGGTGTTACAACTGCTATCTTTTTAGCAAAATCAAGACTGTTTTTTAGATATGGAAATTTAAAAAACGGTAATTTTATATCTTGTGTATAAATGTTAATATCATCGTATGGGTAGACTGGATTGTATAATAAAAGACTGATACCAGGCACGGTGTAGAGTTGTCCGTTAATTGTGCGTTGTGTTGATACTCCTGTTACACCTTCAATCGCTAGAATTTGATTTGTCAAATCTGTGATGCTAACAAGTAGCCCGAGGTTGTCTTTCGTTGTAGCAAAATAGTTTGTAATTGTTGAGGCGACTAATTGACTTAAAAGAGTTGCGTCTTTTTTTGAGGTAACGGACCGATTTATGACGAGAGTTGTTTCATCTCCAATGCTTGGTGTGAGTTGCTCTGTGGTTGCATGTACGCCTAGATTCACTTCTACATATACAGGGTCATTAACAATCAGCTCAGCGGTCGTTAATTTTACATCTTGCAGGTCATTAAGGATGAGCTGCTTCTGCGCGCTATTTAAATAATTAGTTCTCGTAGTGAGAGAGGATGTTTTTACAAGCTTAGGTACAGCGTAGATATAGACGTTGTTAAAGTTGCTTGTGTCGGCAAATTTTACTTGATTGAATAGTACGCGAGATTCTGTATTTGGCTTAGTTACACCAAGATCAAAGTAATATTTTAAATGGCCTGATACATAATCCCAGTTATTTACAACCTGAGTTGAGGCTATAATATTACTATAATTTTTATTAATGTAATTAGTAAAATCATCGGAAGTGATTAAACGGTATTGGCTTCTAAATGTGTTAGGTGCATTTGCTTTAATGCTTTCAACGCTTTCTCGTTCAACAAATTTTGTAGAAGTTTCTATATTTGAGAATGTAATGTTTTTAGCTTCACTGGTAGTGATAAGTTTTACATTAGGGGAAATCGTGTCAGCTTTAATTGAATTAAATCTAGCAGTACTAAAGAAAAAGAGAGACTTATTATCTAGAAGACCAGGTCCTATTTCTCCTTGTGAGCCGTTAGACTGGATATAATAAACAGCAACCTCTGACCCTATGTCTAGTTGCTTACCTGTGATATTATTGCCAAACTTAATTTCGTATCTGCCGTTTTCATTTAATCGTATTTCGTATTTTGTAGCGTTAGATTTTTCTAAAAACAGCGATTGTGTTGATGTCCATTTTTCCCACTTTGAGCCTGCAGCGCTACTCCTGACATACACGTCGATGTTAAAATGGTCGAGTATTACGTTAATTCCGTTTGTATCGACAACTACTAGGGTAAGAATCTCGAAAGGCGCGCCAGTTGCAAAATAAGATGGATATTCAGTGTATGAGCCTTGATATAATAAATTGTTGTCCTGTAGGTCGGTTAATGTTGCTTGTTCGGCTGTTGGTTTTGTAAAGGTTATGTCGGAATTAAATGAGTATGCTGCACCATTAATATTAAAATAAGAGTAGCGAGGAATTGTATAGGTATTTGCTGCTAAATTAGAGCTGCCTTTCGCCTTAAAAGGTAAAATTGCTGTTTGTGATCCAATAGGTTTGTAGCCTATCAACTTAACAATTTTGTTAATATTTTCGTAGAGCTCTGCAGTTGTAAAAGTGCTCTCTGCACTTGTTCTGTTTAAATAAAATAATAGAACGTGATATGAGTAAGCAATAATATCAATTATTGACGAAAGATTGCTTCCCTCAAAGCTTTGATCTGTGTAGTTTCCGGTGGAGTTTAAGCGTTTAATTATTAAGTTCTTTAAACTCAGGGCATCGAAAGCAGCGTACCCGTCAACAGGTAAATTAAAGTCGTTATATTGATTATTAGTAGCCATGAGATTAAGAAATAAAATTAAATCCTGAAGTACTTAATGTACCAGCAAGTTGAAAGCTAGAATTCTTAAGTGTGGGTATGGTAAATACTATCGTTATTGAGTATTGTTGATTTTCTGGCTCAGCCATGACTCGTACCTTTTTGAGAGTTACTCTCGGTTCGAACGTCGTAACACCGCTTACAATTTGATTACCGATAAGGTTCGCTATATCCTCATCACACACTTCAAACACATATTGCATTAAATTTAATCCAAAATATGGATTTAAAATTTTTTGTCCAGGAATGGTTGTGAATAAATTTTTAAGAGAGTTTTTTATAGCTCCTATGTCATAATCAGAAATAATATCAATAATTTCTTTATCTCTTAAAAGCTCATTACTCTGTGTATATGCACCGAACGGTGATTTACCGTAAATAGGAGTGAAATCGAGATGTAAGTCACTGTATGTATAGCCGCTATCAAGAATTGCGGGTTTCTCGGTAAGAGATTGTAGTTTAATAGATGCCACATATATATTTATAAAGGTTTCTTGGTTTCAATAATTGGTTTATCAATACAAGGACAATAAATAATAATAGATGAAAAAGCGTTTTTTAGCTATATATGAAAGTTGGTTAACAGCAAGCAACCATAGCGGTTTTCTTGTAGGTAACATTGTCAAGTTCAAAGATAATGCATTAAAGCATGATTTCCTTAAAGCACTATCTGATGAAGCAGTTAATGCGATTAAAGCGCTTGTAGCAGGTAAGGGTACTCTTAGAATCACAAATGTAGTTAACAAGTATCCAGCAGGAATGGCAGCTAGTAACCCTGACGACTTTGGTCCTGATTTTAGTATTGAGGTTAGTGAAGATATAGGTGGTGGTCGTATTATGAATAGTGCTGTTGTACATCCCGGTATGATTCAAAAGATCGATACAACGCCAAATCTCGAGCCTGTTCCTGATAAAAACAAATATAAGAACAAAGTTACTATTAAACCTGAAGTTGTAAAGGATGAAGCTGAAGAGGTTCCTTTTTATTCACCAGCGCGTACGCGCACATCTGATCTTGGTAATGGTAAGCTTAGTAGCGGTGACCGTTCTTTAAAGAATGTCAATATAAAGATTCCTGCTACACCTAACGTCACTTGTAAAGATCCTGCTTCTTATACTGCGGACTATTTACCTAAGGCTTAATATCTGAAAGCTGAATTAGACAAGCGTAGCAATTAAGCTCCTGGTCAACGCAAAACGCTGAACGGTAGAGATATTCAGATACCGTAAGAAGATAATATCTCTTGAGATCAGGATTTGTTTCTGCTTCATCGATATAATTAAAGAGATTGCGTAAAAGTAAAACATAATCTGAATTAAATGTATGTTCGCTTTCAATTAACGCTTTTCGTAACGTCTCAATATTCCTCTTCTTTACCTCATTAAAGATAAGCTCTAAGACTTTATTATTCTTTGTATCAGCTAAAATAAGTTTACCGGTCGATGAAAACTTTTGTAGTTCGTTAATACATTTACGCAAGTCAGGGTAAGTACCTTTGACGAATTCAACAAACCTAACCTTCTGACTATCTTCTAAAGCAATACCCTCCTTCTTAAGGATAGTAGCGCATCTCTTTACAGCGATATCTAAAGGTGGTGTTAAATCAAAACTCTGACAGCGACTCTGCAGAGCTGGAATAATTCTATACCGATAGTTCGCTGTAAGAATAAATCTTGTAATGCCGGCGAACTATTCCATAGTGTTTCTCAATGCGCGTTGTGCATCAATAGAAAGACCATCTGTCTCATCGAGAATAATAACCTTAATCTTACCATCGATACTCATTGTCTGAGCAAAACTCATTACCTTTGTACGGATAGTGTCGATACCGTTTTCATCAGAAGCATTAATATAAAGGTACTGACAACCAAGGATATCATTAACGATAATCTTAGCGCTCGATGTTTTACCAATACCCGGTCCTCCAGTAAAGAGTAAATTAGGAATCTCCTCTTTTACTTTATAAGAGTTTAATACGTCGCGTATTTCCGGTGTACAGATAAAATCTTCAAGAGTATGCGGACGGTATTTTTCGCACCAAATATTTGAAAAATCGTAACTCATCTTATCGTCCGGAGCTACCAAATCCTTTTTCACCACGATCTGTACTCTCTACCTTACCCCACTCAACTGGCATATGAATGCTAAAGTAAATGACGAACTGCGCAATACGATCACCAGCCTTAACAGGGTAATCGACATCAGTACTATTATAGAGCTTGACACCTGCATCACCTCTATAAGCGTTATCAATAATACCGGGGTGAGCTGATACACCATGCTTAAATCCAAGTCCTGATCGACTCTCAACCTTAATCCAATATCCTTCAGGGATGTAAGCAAACTTAAGACCGACGCCTACAACAGCGCTTCCACGAGCAGGAATTACAACATCCTCGACACTATAAACATCATAGCCAGTATCTGATTCGTGATTCTTTGTAGGTAGCTTAGCGAGGTCGTGCGTCTTTTCAAACTTTAAAATAGGGAGATACTGAATATTTGGATCTGTAGACATATACCACTATAATACTACACCTTTAATTAAAATCAACCGGAGATAAGTATATAGACAATATGGAAGAAGAGTTAAATGACGAAGTTGGTACTTTGCTTGATCAGCTTCAAGCGGTTAGCATAAAAGCGGAAAAAGTAAAAGAAGAAAGAGATCCTTTAAGAAAGGAAGACCTTGAAGACTTTGTTATTCAGAGAGGTGGAGCGCTTGTTGAGGATGCGCTCGATATGGTAGCCACAATGCGCGACTTTATTGTTTCGGCTCCAAACGCTGAGGATGTCGGTGCATATGCCGATCTTATTAAAGCTACATCAACAGCTCTGGAAGCTTTGAACAGACTCGCTGTGACGGATAAAAAGTCAGAGACTTCTGTTAAGCTTAAGGAGATGGATATTGCTTCAAGAAAAGAACTTCAACAATCTGATAATACACAACGTCTTCTTACAACAAGAGAGGAAATTTTTAAAATGCTTATTGATAAAGCAAAGCCTATAGAGGGTGAAATTGTTGAGAGTAAAGTTGTTTAAGACCCGGTTTTTCCGCTTTTAGCGTTTTGCTCATTATTAGGGTTTTTATCGCAAGTTGTAAGTTCTGTTATTACGGCTTCGTATATTTTCTCGGGATTAAATTGCTCTAACAATGCTTTAAGCTGCTCTCGTATATCAAGCATGTTAACAATATTGGATATCTCATCTTCAACAGCTTTCTTTATCTGCTTAGCTATATCTTCTATATTAGGGAATTTAAAGTCTGTTATAACAGACCAATCAGGTAATTTAATATTAGGTAGCTCAAAATTACATATAATACCCTTAACTTGTTTTTCTAGTGCCAATATACCTTCAAGACTCGTTGGTGGTCCATTATGGAAAGCATCAGTTGCTAAGCTGAATATATCTGTAAGTGATCCAAGTGAAACTGACGGCAATGCAGCTTGTAGATTGAGTCCCTGTACGGCACTTCCAACTACGCTTCCTACAGTTCCAATAGGATTTGAGAGTGCATTAGTAAGGTTAGGTAACCTCGATATTGAACTTGGAATTTGACCAAGAGCATCTGTCACAACAGATAGACCAGGTAGCTTGGCTAGGGACTGCGTATATTTTGATAGTGACGGGGTTGACTGTAGTAGACCTTGTATGTTACCGCCTTGAAGGTTACCAAGCACTTGTGATCCCTTGTTAAACACGTCACTTGTATATTGTGTAAATCGGTTACCTAAGCTATTTGTAGCTGTACTTGTACCAGTATCAAATATTTGACGTGCAGCTGCAACAGATGGCGTTGGTTTATCTTTTCTTGTAATTCCAAGATCACGCGCATCATTAATAACCTTAATGTCTATTGTGGTTGCAGATAGAGACGTTATAGCCCGGTACGGCATTGCATTATCTGTAATGATTCTTTTTCCAAGGTAATCGACTGTTACAAGAGACCCTTCTACATTTATCTGATACTTAAGAGGTGTGATTATTTGTTTATTGCTATATTGACCTTCTGCGCGTAATTTTAAGGCCTGAGCACCTTGCTCTGAAGTTTGAAACGCTAGAGGGTTATTACCTACTATGTCCGATACTGAAGGCTGTAGATTTGCAAGGCTACTAGTTGTACCTGGTAAGCTTTGACTGAGATTACTAAACGTACTCGCCTTGTTAAAAAATGGTGTATCAGTAGCCATATTATGCTTTAAGTTTAACGACTTCTACTTTTAAGCCGCTGCCTTTTGAGTCTAACTTACTATAATACTTAGCAACGGCAGGATCGTTACCGGTATAAAAATCTAGCGCGTTACGCTTAGCAAGACTTCCACCGCCTGTATCACCAACACGGAAAATACCATCTTTATTACCGAGTTCACTACCTACTGGCTTGCCGCTAGCGTCAGTAATTTTTAATAATGTTCCTGGTGGATATCCATATGATTTCGATACCGCAACGTCAAAATTTGCTGTAAGCTTACTACCAACGTAAGCGCCTCGCGTCGTATCTTCAATAGACAAGGTCGGTTTCCAGTTTGGATAATTGTGATACATGTTCTGCTCAGCTGTAGCGATGTTTACACCTCTGTTTTCCCAATAATCAATGCCATCTTGAGGACGAGGTGGCTTAATGTCTAGGAACGTAGTAAGATCGCTCTTGTAGCTGCCATATGTTGATACATTGCGTTCGGTAACCTGACCGGTGCCCTCTATCATGTCTGCTGTAATAGGAGCTGGAGCAGTATTTGGGTCGTAATTTAATGCTGCAGGATCACCGGGCTGAGGTGCTGCACCGGTTGCTGTATAAGGTCGTGCTCCTATATTTGAGTTGTATCTCGCGTTATTAGCATACTCCCATCCTTGTTGCTGAGCGTATAAGGCTTGTTCAGCTTTTGCATTGTCTGCTTCTTGCTGTGCTATAGCTTGCGATGCTTGTGCCCTTTCTGCTGATGTCACGATAACAAAGTCCTTATCGCTTTCGGAAACAGGAAATATGTCGCGTAAATTGTAAGCAACATCGTTGGCTATATTTGATAGATATTGAATGAAACTAAGTGTCTTTGCATCTGAGAACACAGATGTTAATTTATCTTTTAAAAGAGATAGCGATTCATTTATCGTAACAAAGGTGGGTAAGTCGTTAATTAAATTAAGGCCGTGTGATGTTGATGCATCAGCTTGCATATTTGTCTGCAATGTAAGATTACTATAGCCAACACCTAATAAATTATGTCTCATTAGGGATGTTGTCTTGAGACTTAAGTCATATGCTACATTTCTTGCAGATGCGCTCATTTTACTCTCTATAGAAGCTGAATAGGGTATGGGTACTCCGTAGTACTCTTGATTGATATCAAAAAGAGGTAGAGTAGAATCAAGCTGACAATACTTAGAATTAGCAACAATACCGATACTATCACTAATAACGTCAAAATAGCTAGTGTTATTATTATTACCACCGCCGCCATTGAGAACACTACTAATGTTTGCGCTATCTAATGCATTATTAATTTGCAATGCAGCGCCTGGTAATTGATTGGATAATATATTATCTCTATTAAAACTTGCTTCAGATCGATATGAAAAAATTTCTTTATTGCTTAGTTTTAGCTTTTGATACCAAAATAAAATATTTTCGAGTGAGAAATCAGCCTGTTTAAAATAGTTACTATTTAGTGAATCGTAGTATTTGGTAATAGCTGTAATTGCGTCGCCTTGTTTAAAAGCGTTGCGGTATTCAATTGCAGCTTCAACTTCAGACTGCGATACAACGTCACTAGGAAAAACAGTTGAAATGGTTGTATTATCAGTGTTATACAACACATCATAGGTGTTTGTCAAGTCCATGTCAACAAGACTTGGTGCCACCGTTATTTCGTTGGTATTACCCTTTCGCATTGTTGATTGTTGATCTGCCATATGTCTTAGAATCCGTTAGCTATACGCCCGTCGTCTGTAGTGTCATCGAGTTGTTTAAAGTTATATGTTTTAATGCAGTGAAGGTCGTTATAATATTCGCTACCGTTGAATACATGTTTGACTTCTATTATCATATAGATACCCAATAATTTATTGTCAAACTTACTAAAAGGTACAGCACCGTCACGATCTATGCCAATAAAGCAACCAGCTTGCCGATGTGTCATGCCGGGTAATCTAAATGACATTAGATTATTCATCATTATGCTATCGTAAAGGAATTTATTTCTACCAAAGTTTAATCGCTGGTCGGGATCTTGCTCTACTACAGAGAATACATTCTGTATATTTTTATTTGTGTATCTCAATTGGCCTGGTGCAAAATTCGGATAAGCAGGGTATTGGTTTGAGCTGTTCATCTTATTAACGTAGTTTTTTTGATACGTTTTCATAGACTGCTCGACTCCGCTTCTCTCTATATCAATATTAAACTGTTTATTTTGATAGTCATAGCTATGTACAAAATGAGGTACTAGTTTTTGTTGAGAATATAGACCAGCCATATTGTCAAACGAAAAACTCTTTACAGTTCCAAAACGTTCAAAATATAATCCGCCTGCAGGCGTAAAGTAAGCCTCTGCCGGGCTCTTTCCGTCTTGTTGCGTATAACCACCAATTTTTACTGTCTCAACATATAGATTGCCCGGTGCATCAACACCAGATGTTTGACTATATGCCTGATCAAAGGATTGCTTTACACTTCCAAGCGAAAACTGTCGCGGATACCTTTCAAGATGAAGAAAGCACTGATCAAAATCACTTTCTGCATTAGAGACGTGTCTTGAGAGAATATAATTAACACAGTCAATTGCTTTGTAGTTAGCAGGCGTTGAGAAGAAAATCTTTGTACCTCCAATATCCCATTTAGTGTTTTGCTTGTTTTTTTCTGATTGAGGTAAATTTGCGGTGTCTTGATTATTGTTGGTTGAATCAGAGAACGAAATAGAATATCCCTCATTATCAGGAAATGCTGCTTTTAAAAATTCTTTTAGCGCAATTCCGGTTTCAATGCCCGTATCACCGCTTGGTTCACCGGTTGTATTTGTATTGCCTGTAGAATCGTATAAGTTTGGAATTGTAGCGGTTGAAAAAGGTACATTTTTTTCTAAAAGAAGCTGATAGTAGAGGTCCCAAAAATATAGCTTTTTATATTTTTGATCAGGTTGATCACTTACAATATCTTCACTATTGTAAATAGCAAAATCGTAACTCATACGGTACAAGGCTTGACCTTCTTCCGACCCCATATTATCAACAGCTGTGCTATCAAGCTGTGGCATTATATCAATATGCAAAATATCTCTAGCTTCCCCACGGAATATATATCCCATAGAGATGTCACCATTCGTATTACCGGCGTTATTGTAGTAGGTAGGTGTGTTGATATCCGTAGATGGTGTATCGCGTTCAATTATATCAAACGAATTATCAATAACGATTGATCCTTGTTGATAAAAATTATTAAATGTATCTTCTATACTAAGTGATTTTATTGCCGATGGTTTGATGTCCTGTGTTCTGGACTGCTCTCCAGCTGCATTAATCAACGTAACTTTAAAAATATAGTTATTGTTGTTGATCTTATGTGTATATTGATCATCAAGAGGGGTATTCATATTATGTTAATGCGCTGTTAATCTCTTTTAATACACCTGGTAGATACTCTGGTTTAATAAGCTTTATTACTGTACCAGTCTTTGGCAATTCAAAAGGATTGAAAATTTTATTTGTTAATAAAATTAACCACCAGAGCTCAATTGTTTGGTATGCGTTAAAACTAACCATCGTCCATGGTTCAGATTTTTTAATAGTTAGATAAAAAATAGCGCGTTCGTCAAGCTTGTCGGGCAAAAAAACAGATTGCAGTAAGTTATAAAAATACTGATTGTCTACTGTCTGATATAGTTTGAATATTCTCTCGTAACGATATACATTCAAATCAGGAAGCATTGTTACACTGTTCTGATACTGTCCGTCCATATATAGATATTTAACTATCTTTTATACTTTTGAAACTATATACCAAAATTAACTGCTGAAGGGTGTGTTGCTGCGTAAAAAGGACTACCTGCTGCAGCAGCTGATGGTAGTGACGACGTGCCTACCTCACTAACCCCAGATTCAACGATATTACGCACACCTATCATGTGTTGCATGAAGTTTTTAGAATTAGCTGTCATGCTCTTTAAAGATATTCTTACTCTATAAGCATCTGGTATAATAGCTTTCATTGCTGTTGATCCTGATGAAGAACCAAGAAATTGACCCGCTACGTCACCAGCGAATGTTGAAGATGTGTTAGTAGTTGGTACATTAATCGTCATTTCTCTACGGGACCCCATAAAATCAATTGTAATTGATGTAACGTAACAAAACGGAAAGAACTTAACACCTGGTACTTCAACCATGTAAATAACAGGTTGATCGACGGTATTTTGTCCTGTTTTCCCAGGACGATTTTGATATACAAGTAAATATAAGAGTTGCCAATTTCTAACAACATCATCGTAAGTGACTTCTCCTGTATTAATAAGAGGAAATTCTATATTAATATCTTCACCTTCTGTTGGGTAGTTATAAAATTTTGTCTTTTCAATATATGTAATTTGTGTAGGGTTATTAATAGAGGCGGTTACTTCTGCAGCTTCTGTTACCATACCGATAAATGGAGCAACAGCGTCACCGATGCCGCCGACTTTACCGGATTCTGAGAATGCATTCATTTGACTTGCGTGATTGTTGTCAAAATATGGTAAAACATAAACCCAGTTAGTAGGATCGGTAAGATAGAGATTTCTATATGGTCTTAAAGGATCAGATCCTCGTATTGTAGGGTTATTATCATCACCAAAATTATCTGTAACCATTTTAGCTGCGGAGTCAATTACTTCGGGTGCCTTTTCAGCAGCACCTTTTAATTTAGAAACAAAATTTTTGACGTTAGGACTGTTTGTTTTTGAAGCGTACTGTTCAATATTTGCAAACGTTTGAGATATATTATTAGACGTTTGACCAAGGGAATACTTTAATTGACTAACGAGTGCATTAGTCCTTAATTTCATTTCAGTGAGAATTATTTTTGGCACCTCCTGTCGACCTTCATTAAGTTTTGAATATGTCCAGTAAAAATCTTTTACTACATTAATCTGTGTTGTGGGTCTTGTTACACCTGTACTTGCTGTACTGGCAATACTAACGGGCTTAAGCTCAGGAAGCGCGACACTTGTAGAGGTTGTTCCGCCTATACCAGGATTTGCATTTTGAAAGCCCCATAAAAAATTTGCCATAACAATATTTAATCGTGATTACCTATCTCGCCATTCCCGCTCTAAACGAGGAACTCGTCATAGGACTCGACATAAACGTTGTAGGGCTATTAATACTATTAACGTTAACTGTCTTTCCGGTTCCTTCTAGTCCCTTAAGAGCTTCTATAAGCTGTTTTGTGTTGACAGCGGTTTGCTTTTGGTATTCGAGCTGCACTTTTATGAAGTCTGTTTGAGATTTAAGAGCCTTGTCAAGGCTTTCTGTATCGAATTTATTTCCTTTCATAAACGTATCAGCTTCAGGTGTTAATTTTTGTTCTGTCGTAGGTTTTATGGCGGGTAAATTTATAGAGTTACCTTGCTCTTCCACGCTTCTCGTAGGCATACTCGCATCACTTGACTCGGTTTTCTGTGTACCGTTATCTGTTGGCATTTTACTTGTAATAGTAGCTTTTGTTCTAGCTAATATATCGGGCTTTGCTTCAGACTTTTCTGGTTTATTATCAATAGTTATGGGTGTAGTAGGTGGTAATGTAGTTGACGGTGTAGAAGTTGAAGTTGCGATACTTATACCAAGCACTTCGGCGACTTTTTGTTTTAAGCTCCATTTACCTATTTTGATATCAGGTACCATGTCTAAAACAGCTCTCAGTAAGCTGTCTTTTATCGTTGACCAAAAATCTGAGATATTATTAGTAGCTGTTGTGGTAATTGCTTTTGCACCGCCAATGAGTAAATCTCCTATAACACGAAGCGGTTCTAATGCTTCTCCTAAATAACCAAACGCATCAAGCCACCTGCCATCACCGATGGATTCACCTGCGTTTATAAGTGGTCCTATAATAGGAATGCCTTTTGCTTTATCATAAAGCCATTTTCCTGCAGTTGATAACCAATCACCAGCCACGGGAGCGTATTCTTTTGCCTTTTCAAGCAATATACCTCCAATATATTGAAGCGGTTCTATAGCGTTTCCGAGATAATTAAATCCGGCTTCCCAATCTCCATTAAAAATAGATTCACCTGCTTTTATAAGTGGGCCAATGATTGGAATTTCTTTAGCTTTATCATAAAGCCATTTACCAGCAGTCGTGGTCCAATTTCCTATAGCATTTAAAACGGGTGGAGCGTATGTTTTTACATTTTGTAATATTATACTACCTATTTGCTGTAGCGGTGCTACGGCTTCACCTAGATATTTGAATCCTGTATCCCAGTCACCATCAAAAATAGATTTACCGGCCTTCATGAGAGAACCGATAATAGGAACAGATTTTAGTTTGTCGTAAATCCAGTCTCCCATGTCCTTAAGTATGTCAAGCTTCTTAGTTGTTCTTTCTTTACCTTTTGTTTCACCAGCTTTAAAATCGAGAAATGCATTTAATGCATCTAGCGCTAGAGAGATTGGTAATGCAAGTGGAGCTGCGGGGGTGAGATACAAAAGACCGGTAATAGCGTTCAATACATCAATAACACCTCCAACAGTATCACCATCCTTGAATCGCGTATAAGCAAATCCGAGACTTATTAAGCTACCAATGAGTGGTATTTTTTTAAGAACAGACCCTGTAATGCCTTTGAGGAGACCCTTGCCACCGACTTTTGTTAAAGCTTTAAATCCAACAGCGAGTGCACTGTCTCCTAATAGTTTTTTTAACCCTTTAAAAGGACCGTCATCCATTAAACCACTGAACAGTCCCATTATTCCACCAATAGTAGCACCTACACCAGCTATTACAGGTAGTAGATATTTAAAGAATTCGCCGATCGTTTCTAAAAATCCTTTTGGTTTTTCTTTTTTCTCAGGTTGATTATTTTTTGCAACACCATCAATTAAATCGCTATTATCTTCGTGCTGACGGTCAAAGAACGGCTTAAGGGTATCACCAATTATATTCTGTAGTTTGACTTCTGTTTCAGGTGGTATAATAATCTCTAAGCTTTCCTTGTGATAGGGTGCTACAGGCTCCGCTGAAGGTTCTTTTCCTGATTTATTTTGTTTAAAAATACTAAAAAGTGACGAAAAGAGACTCGAGGTTTCTTTGGATGCTTCTTTCGTTTTTTCTTTTTTATCTTCGCTTGGCTCTGTGGTGTTATATTTTTTTCGCTTTTCAGCTAATTCTTCGGGTGGTGCGATAGAATCAGCGAATTTTTCAGCACGGGTTTGATCACCGCCAGATTCCTTATTAGTATTTTTTGCTATTACTCTTAACAAACTAGCAGCAATAGAATCTTGTACAATTTGAGGTTTTCTCTCTATTGAGCCAGCAAGGCGCACTGGTAATACCTTTAGACTTGCAGGTATGTCTTTTACGTTTGATGAGACAAGCTTAATATCATCAAGACTTGCACCTTTTTCTGTTTTTTTTGAATTCTTGCCTGTTTTAGCTTCACTATCTTGATCTGTTTTAGATCTTTTAGTTTTTTCAGCTACTGGTTTATTTAATAGCTTAGTCATTTCACTAAGCTTGTCAGCTGCAGTACGTTGATAGGTTATTATTGATTCGACCTTTTGACCAATCAGCTGCTGTACCTTCCCTAGAGTATTAGTCTGCGAGGACTGTAGATTAATAATACGATCAAGCGATTTATTTAGATCGGGTATACTCCCGTCAAATACCTCTTGAAGCTGGTCCAATGTAATGCCGTCCATCTATTATTATTTATAATAGAGCAAGGACTTGGTATGTATATTATATACTGAAGAAACTACCGTCTATCTCTATAGAGCTGTCTCTAAATGTAGTGAATTTAGATTCAAGATCTCTATAGCTTTTAATAAATTGTAAAATCTTATTAATGAGAGTAGATGGTATTTTTTCGATCACGGATATCTTATCGTCGATCTTAAGGTTATTAAACGGTATAATCTGATTACCCGTGGGTAGTTTAAACGTCACGGTTTTTATATATTTTATAATCTCGTAAACGAATAGCTCTCCTACTAAGGATTTAATGTCTCTGTCTTGTATTGTTTTAAGTTTATTAATTGTTAGATTACTAATATCCTTGTCGTATCCTAGGCGTGGTACTTCGAGTTCGATGCTAATATCGCCTACTTCAATATTTGATGAAAATATATCAGGTATATCAATTGATGATATTTCTTTAATGACGTCAAATAAATCAATAGTTGTGTCGCCGTTTGAGTATTCGTTGTTTAAGCCGTAGGCTCGTAGTGCAATTGCAATTGCTGTTCGATCAAAAGCGTAGAGATTATTTACATCAATCTTGTCGGTTACATTATCTTGAATAATGTTAAAGAAATTGACAATAAAAGATAACTTAGTTAGTGTCTCATCAACTGATGATTTGAGAAGATCTTTCTGTTGCTTGAGATTAAGATTTTTAAATTTAATTGTCTTCTTGAGAGAAGGAACATAGATATCAATACCTGTTGATTCGTTAAGGGTATCAAGCTGCTTGAGAATATCGTTAATATTGGTACTCATATTAATATATAATTACGGCGCAAGAAGATTCAACCCTTTGCTGGCTTTACTGCGGTTTTCTTCATCTCTTTTTTCGTCTCTAAACATATTAATATAAACGTTAAGCTCTGCTGGTGTAGATTGTTTTATTAGATTAAAATCCAAATGTAGTTTGCTAATGAGAAAATATTCTAACTCATATAGTGAGATAAGGTTTCGCTTAAAGCACATTTTTAGAAAATCTAAAATAGAGCTTGTAAAGAGATTGAGCGGGACCTGAATATTATTGTTTTCAGTAGTATATGGTGACCGTATATCAAGTAGTTTTATGTCGCGTATGGTATTGCTAAGGTGCAGGACGTAGTCGCTTATATCTTTAAGTATTGTCATCGGTAGATGCTCTATGAATGAGTCTTTTTCGAGGGTAACGTCGTTGTTATTAATTGTAATTTTCTTAATAACCGTGCTTACAAGATCTAAATCATCTTGATCAAGGTTTATCTTGCTTGGCATGCCTAATTCAATTATTAACTTGTCGTTGTTATAATTCTTTGTTGTCGTATATATGTCGGCTGGAAGATCGAGCGTTGAGAGATTGTCGATAATATTAGATATTTGTATGTTAGTATTGAAGGTCTTGCCTGTAGATGGGCATGTTGCTGTCAGCTCTAAATCAGGTGATACGCAAATAGAGCGAATTGTAAGTAAAACAATAATCTTATCTATAAACGTGAAAGAAGTAGTATCTGTTTCGCATAAATTTTTAATTAGATTTTCAAAAAAAATAATTGCGGACCGTGAATTATCGTTGGTAAGTGTTTTAATTAAGTGCTTATAATCAGGGTATAAAAGTTCGCTTATATTAACTGACCTGTTACATGAGGGTAATCTAACTGTATAGGTAAACTGGCTCACATGAGATACTTAAACATGTGACCGAGAAACGCCAATTATACCGGTGAGTTAAAGCCTTTAAAGAGACTCGGATTCACAATATTTGGTACACCACTAGTCGCAAATTGATTGACAATATCTGAGATTGGTAGATAGAGGTTATTTGAGACAGTGTAGTTTGAATACGTCCAGCGTGTATTAAAGTATGTTGCTTTTTCTTCAGTATATTCTAATGTTTCTTCATTAACTGTAAAAGGTACGCAATTATAGAAATTCCAAATTTTTCTCGGTATCTGCGAAACCCCTGCCCGTGTACGAGTCATTTGCATAATATGAATATTTACTTTCATATTTTTTAGAGCTTCTGCCGAATCATCAGGGTTTCTCGCTACAAAACCGTAATGAGATGCAAGAATGACCCAAGGACGAATAACAAAATCAATAAACGATGTATTTGTTTCACGAAATTGTAAATCTAAAATAGGTGCTTCGGCATTCCTTCCACCAGCTATAACACCAGGGAGAAATCCTCTATTATTTTCTACATGTGCGCTTTCTACTGTAAATCCTTCATTAGGTATCGTTACCGAGCTAGCGAAAAGACAGCCAATAACTTTTTGTAAAGGGAAACTAGTTAAAATATTTTTCGCGCCATCTATATCAAATCCTTGCTTCGAGCCGTCAGTTCTTTCTAATCCTTGAATTAAAGATGTCTTAAGGCCAGGTGGGTAATTATCTATTAACACAATCCACTGCGTAGACATAGGAATCGCTGTAAACCACGATTCCATTTGCGTGAGAAAATAATCACGCGTACTCACAATTGGTACACCCGGTATATTAAGACCGAAGAGCTGAGTTATTTGAGGAGCAAATAAAGGATTTGAACCTGTACCAATACCAGCTATATTCTGACCTAAGCTATTAAGTGCACTACTAAAAGGGTCGTTCACTTAATTATTTAGCTTTAAAAGCCAACTTCTTACGACTCTCTTGTGAAGTAGTGGTAAGCCATTGTAGCTGTAAACTCAATTGTCTGGCCTGTTCCAGCAGCCATTGAATATGTGAGTGTACCAACACTACGTGGTGATACACCGACGAGTGTGTATTGTGCGACTCTGTTCATCTTATTGTCAAGCTGGAGTAGATTGATAACGGATGTTTGCTTAGGTGTTAGATAGTCACCGGTGCTATTAGCGTCATCAAAAGTATAACGCGACCAATCTTCAAATTTTTGTCTGATCTGAGAGTTGGCATCAGCATAGAAAGTGATACCATAACCTTCTGATCCAGGATAGACAGCGTTACCAGGGAGATTGAAGTTGAGACCCATATAAGGTACAGGAACATTTGTAATTGATCTCTCTGGTAGTGTCGCAGTCTTAGCATATACGAGGTCATCATCACCGAAAGTAATAACGTTACCTGCAGCATCTGTCGCACCGCCGGTATTAATCGAAAGAACACGGAAGTTAAAATCACGTGCAAACTCTCTATTAGCTGCTACTCTGTAAAAGTCTTGAATTAATTGATTAGTGTCGCTCATGTTGTGTAATTATTTAATTGTTTTTGTTTCCTTTATGCTATGATTTCAGAGAAGTTTTGACTTGTTCTTGTAGCGTAGAAGTTAACAAGAATAAATTCTGCTGTTCTCACCGGTTTGATATAGATGTCGATTACAAGTGTATTGTCGTCGACAATGCTTGGTGTGTTGTTTCTCTCGTCGCAAATTAACAAGTAGTCGTAAAGCCCAGCTGTATTTTTAGCATTGTTAAAGATCGGCGCGAGGACGTTCTTAACCTGTGTTCTTGTAAAGAGTGTATTGGGCTCAAATACGAAGTTGCGCGCAACAGTGTTCGTCTGTGTCTCGAGTGTAAGGAAGAGACGACGGACGTTAATGCGATCGAAAGCACTTGGTTGCTTGAGTAGAGTCTTTTGACCGTATACAACGAAGCCTTCGTTCGGGAAGAACACAATCGGGTTAAGTGAGATCTTGTAGAGTTGATCGCGCTGCTTCTGTTTTGGATAGAGAGCAAGATCGGTGATGCCGTTTAATGTTCCTTTATTAAAACCAGCTGGCGCGACCCATGGTTGATAATTTGAATCAACGTTACCCATGATCGCTGCAGCAAATCCCGAAGACGGTACCCATACCTGTCTGTTTGAGCTAACGTCTGCAACTTGTACAACGTTTGCGTATGTTGCTGTATAGCTGTTATTAGCAAAGCTAAACAAGTTACGAAGAGGCCAATAGATATTATCAGAGAAATTCTTGGTTGGGTCATCAAGTGTCTTTACTCCGTTCTGTACAAAAATATTTGTAAGGGGATCAGCAATAAAAATATGATCCTTACGACGATTTGTAGCAAAGTCGATAAACTGTGTTGCAACGGCTCTGTAATTCTTTGCAATTTCAGCACCAGTACCTGTACCATCCTGTGCTGTTAGGCTATTGAGGTTAGTCCCTACATATGGTACCGAATCATCAAAATAACCAGATGTAGCGGTGTTAAATGAATTTGCGTAGATAGTACCGAGACCGGCTTCACAAGTAATTGAAAGCGGGTATATTTCGCTATTCTCAATTGTATTGAACATCGCACCGAGCTTTGTTGGTATGCTTCCAATGGTCTTCGTGCTTATATCAACAGAGCTATAATCACCGAGGGCAACAAGGTTATTTGTTGCACCGTATGAAGATAATAGCGCGCTATAAAGGGCAGGGCTACATCCATATGATGATGAAAGGCTGGCTTCATTTGTTGAAAGCGCAGCTGAGCGCGGTGAGCTAAGGAAACGCACGCCTCTATTAGGTATCCCGCTTAGACTCAACCAACCCGATACATTCTTATTAGAGATATATGGGTTAACAAGCGTGATAATGTTGCTTGATGAATTATCGACAGTCTCGATGAAGTAGCTTACCGGGGTTCCGCCGTTTGAACTGTTAATTTGACGATAGTAGTCAAATGAGGCGTTATATCCTTCCTGTAGGACGTAATCGAGTTGAATTGTATCGGGTGAGAATGTTGATTGACGGAGCTTAAAGACGCCAATGTTGACGGTATCGTTATAATTTACCGTTGATGTATCAAATGTTGCGATATTTTCTACAACTTCCGAAATACTATCATTTAGCCCGGTTGATGTAGCTGAGAGAGCGAAGGTTAAGCGCTGACTCGGTACAGTAACGTATGAAGTAGGTGTAATATACGTGCTATTACTGTTAATAGACAACACGTTATTGATGTCATCAAATGATGTTGCTGGGTTTAGAGCAGTATTATCTACAATACCGACGTATGTACCTTCAAAGCGGTTATTAATAGAAGCTTGTGATTTATTTAAAATGATAAGACCGGCTTGACCAAGACTTGAGAGTGTATTAAAGGTCGTTCTAGGTGTCGCGTTGTATGCCGACACAGTACCGGCGGATGTCACGCTGTTAAATGTAGGATCTGAGCCTGCAGGATTCCATGTAAAGGCATCACCGCGGAGAACAGAAAGATAATCGGCTTCTGAGAGTCTTACGTGTGTCGGTGCACCGAAGTATGTAGTAACACCGGTAGCGGTTGCTGAATATTGGAAAGATGTCGCAGAAGCACCGTTTTGTACGGTTACGGCAGGATAAACTAAGGCGCTATACTGGTTTGAAGTACCGAGACCGGCTCCATCACCGTATGGAAGACGATATACAGTTACGTTTGCAGGTGACGAGAAGACAGCCTTTGCAGTATGATAAAAATAGCGCTCTGCAGCGTTTGTCGGTAATCCGAAGATCTGCTCAAATTCAGATAACGTGCTGACCTGAACAGGATCAGAAGACGGGCCTTTTGGGGCAAAACCGGGGATTAAAACGTTTGTATTGGAGGCAAGATTTGCTCTTAATGAAAGATCAACTTCACTGATCTGTACTCCGGGACTTTGAATTGTACGTGCCATATAAAGTATTTATAAATTTTTGGATAAATTTTTTCTTTATTTAAAGACTTTCTATATCAGATATTGGTAAAATATGTAACTGTGTGTAACTCAAGGTAAAGCTTGACTCAAGCTCTCCACTATCTCTATATGAGTAGTTTATCCCACCTAGTGTTGTAGGGAAAGCATCCACATATTTAAATTCTATAATTCGTCTATTGTACTCGTCTAAACCGTATACAGATACGGTTGTTTTGTATTGAAAAAAAGCATTTTCTACACCTGATGCAACGATAGACTTAGTTGGTGTTGTTAAATCTTGCTGGTCGTAAAGCCCTGTTTTATCGTTATTTAGCATGTTAAGCCATGTATAGATTACCCAGTAATTATTAAATCTGTTGTCGATGGTAAAATTAATATCAACAGGTGGATAAGGTTCACGACTATGACTGGTGTGCTTAAGAGTTTGTCCAGCAAATCTTGTTTGAACCTCTGGTACTGATATATTAGGCACAACTGTTCCAAAAACAGAAAATTGCAAAGTATCTGGAAGAATGGTATCTGTAGATCGGTTAAATTTTGTTGCAATTTGTTTAAGAGCAGGTGGTATATCTAAGACAAGAAGAAATTTATCTTTCTTTGCCTTATTAAACGGGCTCTGAATATATGTAGCATTATCAGCCATATTACATTAAGCGCTTCCAACCGCTTTCTTCCATATCCATAATATCAGTTTTTTCAGAAGCTGCACCTATATCAAATATCATAGGCATGGGTACAGCTTCATCTGGATTTCTTTCATTACTATACATGGACGTAGGGTTTATAAAGTATTTAATGCCGTAGTCCATAGACTTGATGACTAGCGGTCGTTTATTGTCGTCAAGCTCTACTATTTCATAATACTTTTCAGTGATTTCGTTTTCTAAAATCATGAGCGTCCAAATGAGACTCATAACTCTATCATCATGACTATCGTGTCCAGGTTTTGCAGCCCATGTACCGTTAGGGTAACGTACAAAATTCTTTATCTCTAATAATGTCCTTACATCTTTAATTCTAACAACGTTAAGCTCATTAAACCAATATCTCATATTAGTTACACCCTTATACTTGGTGTTTGTATGTGCTACAACACCTGGTTTATTAAAGACTTTATCACCAGCTTTGGAGCCATAATTAATAATATTTTCATACCTAAGATTATTTTTTAATTGGTCAACAACTTGCGCACCGCAATTGTTTCTTTCCACTAAAGCAGGAGGATTACCCCAGTGTTGCAGGATTTCATGTAATTTTGTAGTAAAATTGTATGGGCTAATGTTGTTATTATGATAAATTGCTACTTGTTCTATATTACGTAAATCAGTAATATCCAGAACTTGTACAACTGAAGCTGCTTCACCAACACCTTCAGCAACGTCAACGCCAACAACATATAAACGTTCTTTATCCGGTTCTTTCCACAGAAGATAATGCCCTTCATCAAAAACAAAAGTAGGCGGTGTACATTCGGCTTTTAGTTTCTCAAAAAAAGCTTCATCAATAGCGCTTTCACCAGACTGTAAAAATGTGTTACCAAACTCTTGATCAAATTTTTCTCTACTACCCATTTCCCGGATTGTCTTGTTTTTCCACTTTTCATCTCTACCTGGAACCTCCCACCAGTCAACACGTTCTGCCTTCCATCCATTATGCTTCTCTGAATCCTGCTCCATGGCCCCTTCGTATAAATCATGAAAAAGGTTTCCGGTTCCGTTTGGTGTACTAGCTACAAAGATTTTTGATTTCTTGGATGATGATATGATTGGATAAACAGATGCCCAGAATTCTTCAACTAAATGGTTATCAATAAATGCAAGCTCGTCAAGGAGGACAACGTTTACAGAGTCACCTCTACCGGCGTCACTACTCGTTGTACTAATACCGATGCTTGATCCATTAGCTAACGACATCGATGTTTTGCCGTACTCAACAACACCAGGCTTTAGATAATTCGGTAATTTTTCATAAGCCATTCTAACACGCTTAAAAATATTAATAGCGGTTGATTCTTTGTTAGCAACAATGAGAACGCGTTGATCGGGTTGAAAACATACTAGCCAGAGAGCGTATATAGTAAAGAGAGTTGTTTTTCCGCTCTGACGTGAGGATAACATGACGACGAAGCGATTATCACGGAGCGACCGAAGGATGCGTTTTTGATAGAGATGGAGTTGTATTTTTATCTTACCCTCATCAAGGTTTGTAATATAAAAAAAGTTTTCAGCAAAGTAAAGAATATTCTTTTTACATTTTTCTATATCTTTTATCCACTCTGGATTTGAGCTATAGTCGAATAAAGCGTCAGGTGTAGGTAATTGCTCATTACCTAGATAAAACTGCTGTTTCTCTTTTTTAGTAGCCATTTAGTATAAATAATTAAGCACTTATGAATAAATCACGCAATCTCGTTGAAATGGGTGAATTCTATGCATCATCTGTACTTACAGAATCAGCAAAGAAAGCCAAGTCAAATAAGTTTCCTAGTAAGGATACATTTCCTACAGCAGCTAAGAAAGTTGAAACCGATACAGTTAAGACCGGTAAAGCCTTTAATGATGCCGGTCCAGAGAAGAATAATAAAACCGCTCTCAAGAAGCCTCTCGAGCCTAGCAAGAAAGATTCACATTATGAGGTCAATAAATTTTCTTCTCAAACTTACGAGAAAATGGAAGTGCAAAATATAAATAATTTTATGAACAAATCTATTTTTGATCGCCTATTCGAGGACGTAATGTCCGATAACATCAACTCACCTTCAGATCTCGAGCACGCTGATGCCGAGGCTCTTGAACTTCCCGGCTCAGAGGCAGCTGGTGAAGAGGGTGAAGTAACAATCACACTCGATCGTGAGCTCGCTAAGAAGCTCCACGATGTTCTTATGTCCGTCCTCGGTGATGAGGAAGCTCATGACACAGAAGAGGAAGGTGCACCTGAAGAGGGTGAAGTTTCCGATGAGGCTGCTGAAGAGGAGGATGACGAGGATGAGAGTGAAGTCGCTGCTGAAGCAACAGAGCTCAAGGAAGTTCCTTCAAGCGCCGGTGCATCGCTTCAGAGCAAGAACAACAAGGTCGGTGATGAGACATCAAAATTAGTATCAAAGGGTCACGGTGAAGGCGGTAAGCTTACATCAGAGCCTGAGCTCAAGCCTGTTTCAGATTCAAAGGGTAAGTCTCTCGAAGGTAAGAATAACAAGGTTGCTTCAAAGACGTCCAAGGTTGGTTCATATCTCGCCGGTCTTAAGTAAAACATTAAACAAAAATAGATTATAAATTAAGGGCCTTAGCAATAAGGCCCTTTTTTTTGTATAAATATATCTGTGAAGAGCTTTAAAGTATTTTTTGAACGCAATAGCTTCAATCCTAATATTAATAATAAAGGAGAAGCAGTTAAATCAAGACATTTAAATCTAATCAGTATACCTGATCATAGTCCAGCAAAACGCCAAGTTAAAAATATGGCAAAGTTTGTTCCAGACAGTCACCGTACAGTGCATTCAAATAATGCAGTAAAGACTTTACTTGATAATTCAAGCACACCTAAAGGACCTATTAAGATTACAGATGCTGATATAAAGCAAATTGAAGTAGAGTTTTCACCTGTTAAATACGATCCTAACAAACCAAAAAAGCTCGGTAATACTGGTATAATTCTTCGATACGATAGAGGATTGAATAGCCCGGTACTCGAGAAACCTAGACAATAATGAGTATTGAAACAAAAGAATATTATACAGGTGGACCAGCGCCACAAATTTATCCTCAAGCATTAAACTTTGAGGATAATACGTGTTTTAGATACACCGATAAAACAAATAATGCATCTGAACGTGCTATCTATGCAAATTATTGGCGCGAGCAAATTAATCTTTACGGGCAACAAGTTCTCTATTACGTTAATACTCTCAATACGCTATCAGCTGATATGCTATACGGCGAGCAACCGACTCAACAATTCGCACCACCTCTACCATTAATAATGGCGATCAATCTGAATGAGAATGCACTTATGTTGAGTAAATACGGCTTATTGTCAGAGGACGAAGTTACGGCGTTTGTACCGTATGTAAGCTTTTATGCAAGGTTTGGACAGGGCTCTGAGCCGAAATCAGGGGATGTATTTCAGATGTCTGAATATGGTAGCGACAGACCTAACGGACGAGATGGTCGGTTTTATGAAATTACTGAACGTCTCGATCAGGATATAGCGCAAATTAATCCTCTTGCCGGTCACTACGTCTGGTTAGTAAAGGCTAAAAGATTTGAATGGTCGTTCGAACCCGGTCTTTCAGGGTCTGCTGTTAATAATCAAATTTTTGATGATACAAAAAACGCTACCGTATCAGGAGCTTACAAACCATATAGCTATTCAGCTGATATTGCTTCTAAACAAATATTTGACTATTCACTCACACCGGGATATGATAGTGTATACGGTGGTTATTAGAGGTCGTTGTTATCTAAATTGTTTGTGTAATCAGGTATGTTTTCGTTTCGAAGCTTAGCAATAAAGCTATCTGCAAGTCTAGCAGTTTCAAACAACAACACAGCGCTCGCACCATCAGTGCCAACAAACGTATAAGCTAAATTATTATCTTGTTTTGCTATAGTACTAAGTGTGTATATTGTATTAGTTGTAAAAGCATTTTCACGAGATCTGAACCCTCTGCTAGGATCAGGCTTTACGCAGAGACTGGTGCCGGCGATATAGTGCATGGGAGTTTAATTTTAGTAAGATCAGGTGTTCTCTCAATTTCTTCAAGATCTGATTTCATCGATAAAAAGCGCTCTTCTATATATTTTTGAAAAGCAAGAGGCTTAATCCAATCAATATCATTATCTATTGAACGGCGCTTGAGTTGCTCGACGCGCTTTCCGACAAGCTCAATACCTTCCATCAAGCACAACCAACGTGTATACTCATCGTAAGTCATATTGTATGTGCTAGCCTCTATCTCTACTTTCGTTGTGTTTTTTAATTGTGTCGATGACATATCCGAGTATTATGTATGATATCTGCAGAACGTCAATAATATTCTCATCTTGATTTAAAGTAGTTGCAAGCTCGTGTATAGCTTCAATATTTGTAATTACACCGTTAATAGTATTTTTATATGTTTTAGTAACTGTAAGTTTAGCATCATCTGTAATAGTTGAATTCTGTAAAGCCTTATCAATTGCAGAGCTATAAATTGTGAGAAGGTTTTTTATAAAATTTTTATCTAAGTTAATATTTTGTTTATATGCAACAAGCCCTTCCTCAAAGTATTTGTAATTGATCAAATCTGTTCTTTGCTTAATAATATTAATAATATCATTGACTGATCTCTGTTGCTCATTAACCTTAGTAATAAAATTATCAGCAACACTCTCTGATGTTAATTTTGCAATACTATCTGGTATTTCCATAATTTGTTAGTCTTATGTTGTGGGTATATTCGGTACCTGAGGCATAATTAGCGGCTCAGTTACAAGAGCAGTTTCAGCTGTAATATAGACGCTTATATTTTTTTGACAGTGGTTGCATCTATAATTATTGTTTGTATTAAGTGTAATGGGTATAAACTCTGTCTTCTTTAAAGTACATGGACATGTTACTTCCATGCCTTGCAAACTAAATTCTCTCAGTCTTTCATTTTCAAGTTTTTTATTTTTTAACGCAACCCATGCATCGAGTATAATAATAAAAGCATAGTATAGACCAAATTGTAATAAAATACCAAGAGGTACACTATATAGTAAGCTTATAGTAAAATGCTTTAAACAAAGCCCAAAAAGAATAGCAACAGCCAAAAGTGCTGTTAGCTGAATAACGAGTCGACTAATCATTATATTAATATAATGGATTAATATATTAAATCAAGCTTGATTGCTTTTATCCTCTTTAGCACCAACACCTACTTCAACAAAGACTTGATTAAGTTCGTGTTGAGCTTTCTTAAGAGCTAATAAAATATTCTCTATTTCCTTTTTTGCTTTAGGGTCTTTTTCAACATTAGGGTGTTTAAGAGCGCTTTTAAAAGCTAAAATAGAATTGGACATATTTGTAGTAAGATCACCAAGGGTTGATACAACATTAGGTAATGGAAACGGAAGAACATTGCCTGCTTTTGCTTGATTTGGGCTTTGTGTTACAAGATCGTGATTAGTACTAAAAAGGTCTTTAAATTTTAGCCTTTGTGCGTTAAACTCGCGAGAAGCTAAACCCTGTACCCATTTATTATAACCCGAAACAGTATCTTCAAATAACACATTCTTTTTCACTTAGAAATATTTAGTCTCGACAATAAATACATATATGAGTTCCTTTAAGTCTAGATTTAATTATATTTTAGAAGCAGATGCAGCGCCAGCTCCTGAAGACGCACCAGCAGCTCCTGCAACAGATAAAGAGGCTATGGCTCAGCAACTTGATACAGCTAAGCCTTCAGATTTCGACGTCAAAGCAGCTGAAAGACAGCAGCGTGTGGATCATGTAAAAATTGATCAAATTAATATACTTAACGAGTGGATCAAACAAATTGATGCGTTTGTGTTGTTCTTAAATGATACAAATAGCGAATCAATTCAAATTCAACTTCATTCAGCTCCTTGTGACACAATGTTTGAAAATATTGCAAGAAGTGAAAAAAAGCGTATTTCACGTCTTGCTGCGGATCTCGGTACTCTTGGTCAAAACCTTAAGGGCTATCTTGCTTCTGCTAACGACTGATATCATTCATCAAAAGCTTTGCCTTTAGCCCTGTATAAGAGTTAGAAACAATATACTGCGGCGACACTTCATTTAAACCCGCAGCAATACAGACATCATTAATGTCTTTAAATTGATTGCCTATCTTTTTAGGCCAGATAAAAACCGTCTCTCCTAGATCAATTAATTTAATTGTTTTTGATCGGCTTGCTTGATCGAGCCATTGACTGTCTGGTACCCAAATATGCTTGTGTAGTATAAAATTATTGATCTGCTGTTGCTGTAAAGCGGAAAAAGTGTTATTGCTTTTCTCCTGAATACCTGCAACTGCGGTGCCGTTTTTTATAAAAAACGCATCAATAGGTCCTTCAAAAATAAAAATATACTCGAGGTCTAAATTAATTCTATCAGCGTTATAAAGGGATTTTTCTCCATTTATCTTACTTAGGTACTTCGGTTGATCTTTGCTTAGGTTGTTATCAATAGTTCTTGATTGATAGAATAATATTTCTCCTTGCTCACTATAAAAAGGAATAATAAGACGATTCTTATGAACCTTGTCGGTGAGTGATAGCCAAAGAGTTTGTGGACGATTAACAGCTGTATTAAGTCTTCTACTTGTTATCAGATCCAAGGCCTTCTTAACAATAATATTGTTCTTATGGTAATTAATTTGATTCTCATCAAACAAATTAATACAGTCAAGCGGTAGCTTGTGTATAGTTTTTGTAGTAGGAATCTCATCCTTATCTTTAGATATATCGGTAGGTAAAATATCATATGTCTGAACTTCTTTTATAATTTCGCTATATGTTTGCCCCGCTACTTCTTGAATCCATTTAAGCGGTCTTCCATACCAGCCACAATTATGACAACAAATGACACCATCATCAACAACGTAATAACAGCGACGCTTCTTTAGCCATGATTTACCCTCACGGCAGACCGGGCAACCCGCTTCGTAAGTATTGGTTGCTTTTTTAAACTTTGGATAGCCTGCGTACTGATAAAATTTTTGTACAATATACTCTTGTGGTAATATCACACATTAACTATAGAGTAAGAATAAGATAAAAACAAGTATAATTTTTACTCAGGCTTTTCGAGATCGGTAATTGATACAATTCCCTTGCGAATAAACGCTCCGGATGCCGGGTCGATATATTCCGCTTCAACAATTTCCTGCTGATTACGGATGTACGTGCGGAGCCTTGGCTTCACAGGTTCACCACTAATTGGTGATTGTATGATTTTAGGTTGAATATAATCCATGTATGTACTTAGTCTTATTTATCGCTGATACTACGTTTATTCTTTTCATACTGAAGTTTGCAGGTATTGTAAACATATGTAGGTAGCTTTTCAACTGTTTCAACAATATTGTTTTTTAATCCTATATTAAACTTCTCCGTAGGTACCTGTCTTACCGTCATGTTCGGTAGTGTGAGAAAATTATAATTAGTATCTACTGTATCCATGTACACTAACAACTCACCTAAATAAGCACCTGTTGTAACTGCGTATATGAACCGTGCTTTAGGGTGTTGTGTGTTAAAAAAAGACTTAACTTTATTCAGAGCCTTCATCGTCTAAATGTGTGTGGAAGAATTTGTTAATTAGCGTGACCAGAGAATCAGCTTCTTGCTGATTGTGCGCAGATATGCAGTGCACGGGATCGCCATCTACCGTATATCCTAGTATAACAAATTATGAGAGGAACTCTTCAACAACTGATGTAAGTGTCTTTAAATCTTTCTTGATACCGTTTGTATTTTCGAGCTTTTCTTCAAGAGAAGAAATCATAGCTTTACGGATAACTTCTTTTGTTTCCGCATCTATACCCGTCTCAGCATCTTTCGAGCGCTTTGATTTATTAGGCTTCTTGTTCTGCTGATCCTTGTCCTTCATCATGATTATTTAATCCTTTAGACATGTAGCGAGAGCGGCCGTGATAATTAGCGTCATTAGACACACCGTGGGTAATTAGATAATCAATAATAACCTCTATACTATCTGTTTTAATGTTAACGTTCTTTGGAATTTGAGCTCCGCCATCGTTTAGCTCAAATAGTACTTCACCAAGCTCGCTTTTGTTTACATAGCATGTAATCATTACAGATCTTTCACTTGGATTAACCATTACCGTCCAACGTCTTGGGTCGCCTTTTGCGTAGACTGAAAATAATCGAATTACTATAAAGCCGTTATCGCGAAGACGTTTAATAAAGTAGCTAGGTGTTTTTAGTTTATTGTTACTGCTCATAATTAGTTTTGTAGTGCTGAAACAATAAACTTCATGTTTGAGGTTTCTGTGCCTGTGTCAAATGTTAATAGACCGCGCTTGGCAGCAATTTCAGCTGCTAAAGACTTGAATTTCATACAAGAAATTATTCTAAATAATTCAAAATTCAAGGGTAAGTGAGTATTAATTTGTTCACCAACATAATCATCAGCAATCTTAATACCATAAGAATCAGTATTTGCTCTCGTTCTGTCTGTTAGTTCACCCATTACATCGTGACCCTTAAACGAAAGATATAGTTTATTGGTTTCCGTCGCAACAGAACTACCCTTAATGAGAGACGTAACAGAGGTATAAGGTATACTGAATTTGCCGTCAAATGGTAATTGTTTTAACTTATCAAAGTTAATCTGCTTTGGTGTCTTAATAATATTATCCTCATAAAGGTGATATTTAAATCTCACTGATGAAGATTCGAACCCTATAAAATTACTAGATATATCAAAGCTACAACTCTTATCCTCAATACACGAAAGAACTCTGCACAATTTCTTCAGATCGGGTACGTTGAGATTTTTTGTACCTTCTGTCTGTGCGTTAGTATAAGTAGCATTAACTACAAGAGTATTATCTCCTGTTGTAATAATAGTAGATATTTTTTTTTCTACTAACTTTAAGACTGCGCTATCTGCAATTCTACTTAACGGTGTTAAAAAACTGCTAAGAAAATCTTCTCTATCAGGTATAGTGAGAATCATTATTCTATAATAGACTCTTTATCTGCTTAAACAAGTGATATATTAGTCCTTTTTTTTAACGTCTTCGATCGCATGTGCTCTCTCCTCAATAATAGAGAGCTTCTTTTCAATACGCTGAAGAATATCAAAAATGCGCTCAGAAAGAGGGCTGGTTTCAAAGCTAAATTCTAGTTGATTCTGATCAATTAATGATGATGCAGCTGTGGTGAGCTGTGTCACTGTAGGTATGCTTTCATGTACTTGTAAAATAGGTTGTTGTACTGAAAGTTGTGGTGGTGTCTGTTGCGGTGCTACAGATTGTGATGGTATTGAGTTTAATACTGCATTAGGATCAAGAACCATGCCTTGAAGTGTGCTGTTTTTAGCAACAAGATTTTTATCTAACTCTTTTAATTCACCTGTTAAATGCTGACCCATAAACTGCAGGGTCAACATTTTAAGTTGATCTGGTGTTAGACTTGCGTCGTTAAACGTTTCCATTAATCATCAAGTCCTTTAAGAAGATCAGCAATAGAGTCGTCATCAAGGCTAGCAGGAGCCGCCTTCTTTTCAACAACTGGAGCTGCAACAGACTTTGGTGTGGTAATAATCTTTGGAGCCACAACAGGGGCTTCCTCTACATCCTCTACATCAGAAACACAGAAGTAATGAGCATTAAGAATCTCTCTAAGCTCGTCATAACTCTTGACCGTAAGGTATGATTCAAGATCAAAAACGTTATTATAGATTTCATCATATGAATCTGCATCTAGACCAGCTACAGCCTTAGGCAGAGCAAACTTAGAGGAAACATATGTAGGAAAATCTCCTTGCTTCTCAACCTTGATACGGAAGCTACAACCGTTGGGTGAAAGATCAAAAATGCGAGGGCCAAAATCTACAGCATCTTCACCTTCAATAGCGTCCATAATAATTTTATTAAGCTGACGACCAAAGCGAAGAACCTTGATTGTGCCGTTATTTTCTGGACGAACGGGATCATTCTCAACATATACGTTGATCAACCAGCTTTCCTTACGGTTGAGAGCACGTGCCTTGTCTTTCTCCTCCTCTGTGCCATTACGGCGGATACGATACCCCTCCTCAGCAATTGGATCGCGTTGTCCCCAGGTGGTGGGGCTAATTACGTTAATAAGCTTTCCATCAGCAAAGCTGTTCCATGCGTAAGAGTAGTAATGTAAAAAGGTCTTATTAGGGTCCTTAACGTTTGGGAGAAGTCGGACGGTATAAGTGTTTCCAACTTCAGTTTTAAGGTAATCCTTAAACTTGGTGTTATTGCCTTCGTTGTTCTTAGTGAGTGCTGACTTAATGCTGTCAAACATTGATGTTGTGAATGAGGTGCTCATAATTAATTTTGTTTAGTATAGGTTGTAATTTTAATTTAATCAAGTGTGTTTTGTGTTTTTATTTTTTTTATTCCTAGTTCGACTAGTCTTTTTGCTTTTTTTGAAGCAAAAAACTTTAATCGAAAATTAGAAAGCGTATTTAGAAAATCTTCACTAAGAATGAATCTTAAAAGATCGGGATCCTGTGCTCTTATGCTCCGTTCAAAGTTTGTAAATCCAAATAAGCTATAAACATTTATTTTATGTTCTTTAAGATGCAAGACGTAAGATAAACTGTTTCCTGTTCGATGTTCTATATAATTTGCTATATCTATGTGTTGTTCTTTACAAAAAGCGGAAATAAATTTTAAAGATTCAATAATATTTTTTAATTGTTCATCACTATCAGGATCGAGCAAATCTCTCTTCTTCATATATAGTGTATAGGCCTTTGTAGCCTTTAGTGTTGTGTAATACTCGAGCTCAAAATAATTTTCATCGGTATAAACTTCGTAAGGCGCTCTAATAAAGTCTTCGAGCCTGATATGAGGGAACTTGGCTAAAAAAATAGAAATCCTTTTGAGGCTATTAACATAGACAGCGTCTAAGTATTCAAAATCTTTCCTATATTTAAAAGGAAGATTTTTCTTTTGTCTTGAAATTCTCAAATGAGTATTGTATATGTGCTGTTCAAAATCTGAGAGTGGTATTTCCATCTCTACATTGTAATCTTATTTTTTGTAGAATTCAAATACTTCATAATATATTTGCTTTTATGAAGACTAGGATCGAATGATAAAAAAGCTTGCACTGCAGCAAAATCGCTATTTGCGTCACAATATACTTTAAAGAGCTCTCTTATATCCTTATTTTGTAGGACAAAAAGAAAGACATTAGCTAGATTTAACTTTTTTGCGTGTATAAGAGTTACAAACGAGCAAAACGCTAAAAATAAATGATCGTGCTCATAATTTATGAGAGGTGTGTTGTTAGTTAACTGTTTCATTTATTCAGTATAACTAATTATTAAACTTTACTTATAAATCAATGTTTTATCAATTTGATAGCGCAGCAAGAGCATTCATAGTTGACGAACTTGCTTCTGTATCATTAAGGTGTTCGTCTTCTGTCAGAGTAAGAGTAGAGTAGTCAATACGTAGAATACATTGACCGAAATTTTGACCGAAGCGATTCTTCATCATGCCCATCTTAATAACACCTAGCTCTCTATCTGTAGGCTCCTGCCAAATGCTCATAATAACATCAGCTGTCATTGCAAGGCCTGTACTTTCTGAGATTGTCTCCATGCCAGGATCAGATATACCAAATCCACTTCTATTGACCTGCGTAGCAGAAATAATCGGGCAATTAAAGATATACGTAAGTGCGCGGAGTTGTTCAGTAATTTTCTTTACCTTCTCGTAACTATTACCCTCGCCTGGATACGTCAAGAGATTTACGTAATCGAGAACAATAGCATCAAACTTTAATCCTTTATCGCGCATTTTCTTAATGTATGACTGCAAGAAGCCGACCGTAATTGTAGATGGGGGGAATTCCTTAATAAGGATTTTCGCGCCCGGATTGCTCCCGGCATACTCTTCAAGAGATTGCTTAAGAGTAGGAAGTTCTGTCCTGAGCTTGCTAAGAGGAATCTTGGTAAGGTTCGAACTAATTCTCTGAGCGTAAATCACTTCAGGCATTTCAAGAGAGATGAGTAATACGTTTTTTCCTTGCTCAGCTATATTAATTGCTACGTTGCCCAAGAAAATACTTTTACCGATATTTGTTTCACCGGTAAAGATATAGAGTGCTCTACCCTCCTGGAGAAACCCACCACCGATTTTATCATCTAACCACGTCCATCCGGTAGGAATGTAATTGATCTGAGAGCTCAAGTTATCCACAAGCTTGTCGACATCCTTAAGTAGATCTAAACCTGTCTCGGTTGTTAGAGAGATATTACAAGATTCTTCAAATTTCTCAAGAATTGTTGCTGTATCCATATCAGGTTTCTCGACAACTTCGAGCATTGTATGATAGACAGCCTTTTCTTTTAAAAAAATTTCAGTATTCTGATAGAGCTCATCAGAATTTATCTTTGTATCAATATCTTTAAACTTCTCAACAGTTTTTCTATATGAGTCTTTAAGCTCCTTGGTTGTGAGCTGTGCTTTAATCTCCGTGTTTGTTGGACATGCATTACGGCGGTTAAAGAAGTCTTTTATAATTTCAAAGATAGGCTTAATATCCTTATCTTTAAAAAAGATAGGCTTTACATAATCAACAATCGATGCAAGATAAATTTCATCTGTTAGTGCCTTATACACCAATACATTCTCGAAATAATCATGATCAATCTTAGACATTCGTTACTATAATACTACCTTATGCTATTAATAGCTAGCATACTCTGTTAAAAACTTTGCTTGATTCTCGTTAAATGTTTTGTCATTTAAATCTCTTAGTCCGGGAGAGTTATGATAAGTTAGAATAGGAACGACACCTAGCTTAAGCTTCTTCTTATTGGCATCTAAGCAGCTTGAAAGATCGTAATGGTGAAAAGTGTAATTTTCGTTAAACTTCCATCCTACTTCTATAGCTCTCTTTACGTTTAATGACATAAACGCACCATCAATAAGGGCAACTCTTGCAGGACTTGGTCCAAAATTTGTAATAGAAATAGTACCGTCTGGTAAATAATGTCCAGCAAACCCTCTCAGGTTACCGCCTTGAAATCCACCGCACATAATATGCCAAAGAGCAGGTGCTTTTAGTATAGGGGTTAGGCCGCCAGCAAGGCCAATTAGATCGTATTTTTTGTGACTTTCTTCGAGTTTAAAAATGAACCCTGCATCATCTATCCACATATCGTCATGTACAAAAAGTACATAGTCGTAATCAGGGTTGTCTTGTAAAAATTTATTATACGCTTCTCCTAAGCCGAGTTTATTTTGCGTAAAGAAATGTGTATTGCTAGTAAGAGTTAACTTATTAGTTTGTTCTAGTTTAGCTAAGCTCTTATAGAGTAAGGTCTGCTTATAGTCTGCTAGTTGTGTACAAGATACGATAGCGAATGTCATATAATAAAAAAGGGTGAATTGCTTGAAAAGCCTCCTACAGAAGTTATTCCTTCTGTAGTTATTAGGTAGAGTACACCTTCTTCAAGAGACACGAATTTATCCACAGGAAGTGATGAGAAGGTATTGTTTAAAAGGTCTGCGTAGAGTGTGCTTCCAGATCGTGCGAGATAGGTATTATGTGATTCCTTGCAATAAATCCACAAACCAAAGGTACCTTCTAGCTTCGATAGAACCTCACAGATTACCTCAACCTCGTCAGCACCAGACTCTTCATACGTCTGATCGAGCAATGCCGGTATAACGGATGTATCTACTTCGTTAAAGCTAGATTTATCTTTAATGAGGTTTCTTAGTTTGTTATCGTTAGTCAATACGCCGTTATGAGCTACCGTCCATAATCCGCAATCGAAAGGATGGGACGTCAACTCTTCAAACGTACGCTTGGAGCTTGTAGGTGCTTGTGTATGACCGAGAAAGTAATAAAACTCCG